TTTTTATATGGAATTGCGCTTATGTTTTTAAAATCAAATGGGATAACTTCACCATTTTCATAGGTAAAGTTATCCCATCCTTTCAAACCATATTTGAGAGATCTTAATCCAAACCCACCAATACTGTGAAAATCTGAATACAATTCTTCACACTCCCTATATTCTATTAAAGTTAAAGCCTTAAGATAGAAAGTTGTATAATCATCATTATCCCTGTCGTCTTCACAAATATAGGGATATATTGTATCCGGATTGAGTCTTGCCATAATGGAGTATTCCATTTATTGGCCTCAAAAAATATAAATTTCATAACCTAAATTATAGTTCTGTCTCCTCAATTCCTCTTATATAGTTGGCTATCTCGTCTCTTTCAGCAGGAGCTATACAGGAAAAATTATCCACAGAGAACTCAATTGGTTCACCAGTATCTTCATATTTAAAGTTTTCCCATCCAAGCAAACCTTTCTTCAATGCCATGAGTGATGAAGAACCAGTCAATAATCTTTCTTGTCTACCAGCACCTATCCCAGAAATTTTATACATTTCATCTCTAATTTCTGCCTGTTCATCTGCCGTTAAAAATCTTACTTTAAATATTGTCCTTTCTTCTTTTGGAACCTTTTTATCACATTTGCACACATAAGAATGCGGTTGATCGTATCTGACTCCTTTCATAATTGCTATTACCTCCTTTTTTTTTGATAAAAATCTAATAATTTTATTAGATGCTTTAAATATATATCCAAGTTCCCATTTTTTTGCCTTAGAACTAACATATGAACTCAATAGGCGTATTATTATTATATTAGCAACAACATAAGCAACTAATGGAAACCAGAAAAACTTGAACACAAAAACTTTTGACCTATAATCTATCAAAATTATTGAACTTGAAATAACCAATATAAAAAAAACTAATTCCACAACACCCTCATAATTGAATGGCATCATAGAACTATGATGCCATTCTTTTGATTAAATAACAAAGTTATATATATGATTCTCCATTTGTGATTGTTATCCTCAAATCTGGAATGTTATTAGCATCATCATAAAGAGCATCAATGGGCATATCATGTGCTATTAGTTCTTCGCCACCAACCACTGGAGTGCTTCCAGAATACTTAATTTCCGGCAACCTAAATGCAACTGAAAACTTTGTTGAACTACTATTTATATATTCATCACTTGTAACAACAATGTTTAGATCACCAGAAGTTCCATTAACAAACATTCTAAACAAATCAAGATCGTCAAATTCAACGTTCATGGAAGCTTCAGTTGTTCTTCCTTGAGGAACAATGTTTCCTCTTTGCCTATCCCCCAATTCAAATTTTTCACCATATAAGTTATTATTAATGGTTACAGTTAATCCTTGAACAGATTGGTCAGCAGATCCAGCACCATCACTCTTATCCAAAGTAACTACTCCCTGAAAACCAGTCAAACTTTCTTCTGTTTGATAAACTGGTCCAGATGCTTCATCCTTAAAGGTAGTTATACTCCATGTATCGCCAGAAACAAGAGTGACATTTTCAGGCCACATAACATCAAATCCAGTATCAAGATCATTTTCATCTAGAATATCATACCATATTCCAGAAGTAATACTGGTAGCCGTACTCCAATTAGCATTATCGCTAGAACCCTTAAAGGCAGCAGTTCCATCACATGCACCGCCTGTTGTGATATCTATATAAAATGTTGCAGAATCTCCAGCATCAGTTCCTTTATAGTTTCCTCTAACCAACGGTTTGATGCTTGCATTAAGAGCCATATATATTGCTGTATCAGTCAAAGTAGTTATAGATGTGCTATTTAAATCCTGCATGTTCGTAGACGCCAAATCTATATCTACTCCACCTTTTCTTGTTACACCAAAATAATCAGATTCATATTCAAGAAATTCTAAGAATCCCTTAACTGTATTTACTTCCCAATAATAACCATCGTGGTCATAATAGCCCCGCTCCAAAGAAAAATTATAAATAACCTCTTCAGAAGCAAGAACTCCATGATCAAAATAAAACATTTCTCTGGTTCCATCAAGATCAATCTCTATATGAGCACTTGCTTCAGCACCAGCATATCTAATTCCAGCAAGAGGAGCTACCCATCCAGTATTTGTTCCAACAACTGCAGGATTTCCAACCGTACTTCCACCCTTACACATTAGATTCGCAGTAACAGTTATTATTTCTGTGGGGTTAATTGTAAATGTCATAGAATTAACCATTGCTCCATAATAATTAAATGCAGCAATATCACGACCAATTTCCAATGACAATCCCTGAGGCAATGTAGGATGTGCATCTAGAGTATGTTCATAAATTCCATATTTGTAATTAACAGGGAAAAACACATAACTATTGCCATCAACATCAGAACCAATAGACATATTGTTAAAGTTGGCTTCAAGATTAATAACTCCAGCGGCAGTCCTGGCATAAGCAGTTGTGCTATAATCTGCTGATCCAAGAGTTTGCGCCGATGATCCTTTGCTTGCCAATGCTCTTGCAAAATAACCACCAGTTGCAGAATCTGTTCCATCTCCCCACGGTGCATAACAACTATGATTTGTTGCCGCATGAATTGAATTAATCAAACTCTGAACAGTTGTTCCATTTGGAACTGCAATTTCAAAATTATCGCCAGCAGTTGTTCCAACTGAACGGATATAAGCATTTGTTAGTGTTATTACTCTGTTTGTATCTGCACCATCATAAACAATAATGAAAGCAACATCTTTCCTTTTTGTTCTCTTTTTCCCAAGAGCATGTTTAATGAATGTTCCATACCCTTCTGGCGTTAACTCAAAAGTAACATCTCCTCCAGCAGTTTCTGCTCCCGTCCTGCGTTTGTGTCTAGCCCTATCAGATCTTATGGCAGCACTTACTAAGCTGCCATAATCACTAACTATTCCTTCTGAATTAAACTCTATGAAGTGTTGAGGTGGAGAATTTGGAAATCCCCACTTATTTTCCTCACTATATCCAAACTGACCTCGTGCCCCGACAGCAGGGCCAACAGTTTTAACCATAATATTTCCTCCTTATCTTCATAATCATATTAATAATCCTTGCGACGTTTAAGATAATTTAAGAAATTGATGTAACCGTCAATAAATATGGAGCTAATACAACAATCCTTGCTGAAGCAAGAAACCCACCAGATCTTGCTCTAGGAGCATAAGAACATGACCTAACTATTGCTCTTGTATTAACCAACCAATTATTAAGAGATGCGTTTTTAATTATATGATACGCTATTGCATATGCCCCTGACATTACTTTATTCTTTCTAACATCAGGGCTAAGATTTTCATAATAGTACCATAGTTCACCAACAAAATTAACAGTATATCTAGCTTGACTACTTCCAACAGTTCTTAATTCATTATAAACAGAAGTACAAGTTATTGCTATCGAAGGCATTACTGGAACCAATAAAACATCATCTTCATATATTTCTCTAAGATTAAGAGATTCTTGGCTATCAGAAAGAATCTGTTTTGTATTTAAAATAAAGTTATCTAATAAATTTCCTGTATCTATTGACATATTAAATTCCTCTAAATTAATTTATTCATTATCTTTGCATAAACAAAGTCAGAAATTTGATCATCCAACCCAAGTCTACCAAAAATTTCATTGCTAACAACAGATCTTATTTCTCTTATTATGCCTTCGTTTGCACCAAGAGACCTTAAATTATCAGTTAGCTCCTTACCTATAAAAAACTTATGAATAATTGTATTTCCAGAAACTTTGCTTTCACTTTGATAATATGTCTCTTTTTTATTAACAACAGAAGACTTTGAACCACCAATTTTACTGCCAGAATATAAACTAACTATCTTTTTTAATGCTGGATCCAGATCTTTACCAAAATCGCCAATTGTATTAACAAAATTGATAAATTCTTTCAAATCACCATCAATAATAAATAAATTATTAGATATTAAACTTAATATAAAACCACCGCTCACACTACCAACTCCTCCACCCCCAAATTCAGTTGAACCTGATAAGCCAAACGACTTGTTAGTAAGATTATTTGCTCCCTTCATTATTGTTTCAATTTCAACAGATAGTTTTAACATTTTTGATATAATATCAGAATCTAATTTAAAGGTTGCAAAACTTTTATTCAACATATACTCATTCAAATCGTTTAACAACAAATCAACTTCAACACTAATCATTCTTATTTCTGACTCTGTTGAGGTTAAAAACTGATTAAATTCAGCAAGTACTCTTTCTACTGATTCAATTGAATGCTTTTGGGCATAACCTGTTTCTTTAAGAAAAGTTAACATTCCCTTAACATCTTCATGTCTACCTCTCCCAATATTCATTGCTATGTTGTCTATATTTTCTTTTATGCTTTGAAGCAATTTATTATATCTTACAGCCAGACCATATCGTTTATTAACATCCTCTTCAATATCCATAAATAATTCTTCTAGAAAATCATTTATTTTTGATCTGGCAACAGCAATTGCATCCCTTTTGAAAATCATATTATTAACTTCTTCTAAATCTTTTTTAGTTAATAATTCTTTTGTAGAAAGATCACTAATGAATAAATCAGCTTCAATTGTATCAAGACTAACATCAAACAATCCCTTAAATCTAGGAATTATCTTTTCAGGAGCTTTAACCTTTCCAAGCCCAATTAGTGCTGGCATTAACATTTCTCTAGTTACTGACATCGTTCTTGGATTTTCTGTAAACGGCAAACTCATAAATGTCTCAAGAAGTTCATCAACAAGAATTTTCCCATGAATGCTTTCTTTTGACATATTAATTAAATATTCATTTATGTCTTTTGCCGAATAAACAATATTTGAAGACTTCTCACCATACATATGTTCAATGAACAACATTGTTAAATTTTCTCTATCAATTTGATATTGTTCATAAAATCTTGGATTTAATTTTTCAAAAACACTTGTGACATCATCAGGATCCATTGATTCTAGCATTTCACCACGAGACAATGCAAATGTATCATCAAAGGCATCTGTAATGTCTCTAGCACCACGTTCATCTGGGAAACTATCATATATGGCTTCACCAGATATTGATGTTTCTCCAGTATCTCTAAATATGTCGTCAAAATCAAACATATTTATGTGCTCCCAATTTGTTCCTCTTCATTATAATCCTCATCATAAGCAACACTAATTGTTTCAATTTCACCCTTTGCATCTTCAACTCCGGCAGCTTCCTTTATCCCAACTTTTGCAAACAATGGTTCACGAGAAGCAAATCTGGCATATCTGGCATATTTATGAATATTTTTTCCAGGAATACTTGAAAGAAAAAGATCAGCAAATCTTATTCCTTGATTATACCAACTGCGAACCAATGTTGGAACTTGTTCAGCATTTAAAGATGAAAACACTGAAGTGAATATTATACTTGAAGAAATATACATAACCGCTCTTTTGAGCAAATTATTTGGAGTGCTAAATGGCAAATAATCATCACTTATGAATTCGCCAAGTTTTCCATCAACAACAATTGTTGCATCTTCAAGGAATTCATTAGCATCTTTTGTTGACACATTAGAATCCGTTCTAAATTTGAATTGATCACCAGCAACTGGAGTTCCACTCCACTGAGATGTTGTTATTTTAATTATTCCAGAAGTAGAAGTGAAATTTGAACTAGTTGAACCTGTTCCATCAGAACTTGCCGTCCCTTCGCCCCTATATAGCGTAAATGCTGTTTCTGAAGAAAATGTTATGTGCCACAGTTCATTTCCTGCATAGGTATTCAATAAAACTTCAACACCCTTAAGAATTCCAGTTCCAGTATTTGCACTATATATTTCAGGAACAGTGTAAGAATCCGAAAACCTTATTTTATGTTGAGTGTTTCCAGATATCGAAAGAACCCTAAGTAGTCGCTTAACATCATCTAATGTACAATATGCCATTTAAATTTTCCTCAAAGATGTTACAATTTCTCTCAACTTATCATTATCTTCAATTGTTTTTAAAAATGATTTTTTCATTCCCAAAACAGACGCAAGAACCATTAATTCATTACGACTTTTTGTTGTCAAATCATCATCATAACCACCAGCGACAAAAACTGGTTTTCTTCCAACATCTTCTTTAACTTTTGCTGGTTTTCTTATGATGTCTTCATCTTCAAATATGTCATCATCTTCTTCATATTTATTATAAAATCTGCAAATACGATACTTCTTATTAGTATCTCTATGAAACTGTTTTAATTTGGTTTTTGCAGCATTTAGGAGATATGGAGAAGGATTCTCCTCAATATCTCCAATAACATACATTTTACCACTGTGAGTAAGATTTGGAAACAAAATCTTAACTGCTTTTTTATCCTTCATTATAAATGCCCTCCTTTTATACTATACCTTAAACTATCTTAAACGTCGCAAAGACTTTTTTTTAAAATTTACATATTACGCTATAGTTGCAACAATGAAACCTCTCTTCCTATAAAGAACAGGAAGAGCATTTATTCCACAAATAATTTCAATCTGTTTTGGGTCTTTATTATGGAATATTGTTTCAGCAAATTTTCCAGGTCTAGGACTCGTAAGACTACCCTGTCCATAAACTGCATCCACGCTAATTACTTCTCCAAGAGGACCAGATCCAGGAGGAAATTCAACTTCCATCATAAATACTGTGTCTGCAATATATGTCTTCCAACACCTTAACATACTCTGTGCAGGATATGTCCCTGTTACAGTAGAGCCAGTAAAGTTAATAGTATTTCCAGAAATACTAGCAATTGTTACATTCTCTTCTGCACTTTCATCTGCAGCACATAATTGACAGACATCAGCAGCAGCAAACCCTGTCGCATCATCAACTGCAAGAGTCGTAACTCCTCCGGCAGCCTGAGCAGCATTTGTATATGTAATCAAATTATAACCAGCATCATAAATTTCATACTCGTAATTACCGATATATGTTTTAATGATTTGTCCAAGAATCATAGGACTCATCATGCCAACATTGCCAGAATTAAATACCCTATCAACAAGACTGAGTACTCGAGCATTTCTAAACAGATACTGTTCCACTTGTGTATTAAACCAGAATTTCTTAACCTTTCCACCAGAACCTCTTGCCAACCGAACCCAAGTCTGCATATCTTCAATTGGATCTGAAGTTGCAGTTGTACTCCAAAGAGGAGAAGCGGTTGGCCTTTGGCGTCCAGGAATATTATAAGAAACTGTAAACTGAACCTTATTCTCATTAATTGTTAAAGAATTGTTAACGGGAGGTTGCCACCTCATCCATTCAATTCTTGTTTCCAGCCGAGAGTCAAGATCTATCATAATTTCTGCAATAAGTTCAGCAGCAGTAGATCTATCTTCCCATGTTCCAAGTTTCCTCAGCGTAGTTACATCTGATTCACCAAGAATGACTTTTTCACGGAAATGAGCAGGTTCAAAAGATGCCTGCCCGACTCCCCTGCGATGAATAATTGGAGACTCAGCACCACGAGCAACTGCCTGAGTCATTCCACCAAGAGGGCGTCTAATATCCCATTCAACCTTTGGTCCTGGTTGGGTGACCAAAGGCATAATTTCCAATCCCCTATACGTCTGTGTTTGGGGAGGAATATCGTCGATTACCTTCATTAAATCAGTTAGTTATGTATAGCTCGCTTCCAGCTATACCCTTATGGTTTCCCATAAGCTCGGACTATATCTTCAAGACACTTATTAAATGCCTTGCTTCGCACTTCGAATTCGCTTGAATCCTACTTCCCGAGGGAATAGTCTCTGAACCTTCCCCATAACCAATAGTTTTAGGGGCTCGGCTGCTGATCACCAAATCCAAAATATTTTTTACCTTCACACTCGTCGTTTCCAACCATGTTGTGGTTATTTTGGCTCTAACGGCATTCCAGCAATTCACGAAGTTTAGCCTCAGCAGTAGTGTTTTTACAACCGAGGTGTCAATAAATTTGAACTCACAAGAGCATCCATAGTTTAATCCTCCTATAATCATATTTCTTATTGAACCCATACTGGTTCTCTCAGAATTATTTTTGCAGGCTTTCTAATATCTCTTTTGAAAACCTGATCTTCGGTCCACATAGAAAATTCAATGCCATTTTTCTTACAATATCTTTTTGCAGCTTTCATTTTCTTTTGGACCATTTCATCATTAACTTTTTTCTTAGGTTTTACTTCAATTAATTGTTTACTTCCATCCATATAAGTCACCAGTATGTCTGGCGTGTATCTCCCTACTTTGTTGTACCCCTTCCTATACTTAATAGTAAAAGGTTCAACTTCATAGGCAAATACCATCACCATTTGTTCCAGCAACTGATATGCAAACCACTCATAAGAAGAACGATATTCTAAAGTCTTTCCATTCTTTTTGGAATAAAAACTGCCAGAATAAAAACCAATCTTACGAGTAGACTCTCTTCTCCCTTCAACATAAGCTTTTGATAATCCTTTAGAAATATTTTGCTTATGTTTTTCAGAAAGAGTTTTCTTCTTTGCAGATTTAACACTTTTTTCTCTAAATTCAGGATCATTCCATTTTTTCTTCATAGACTTGGAAATTTTCTTCTTAGTTTTATCAGAACAGGTTATTCCACTATTCCAAGAAGGTCCTCCGTTGGTGGTTTTGTGCCAACCACCATTATATCGTTCTCTTATTGTCTTTATGCGTTTCTCAATTGTTTCTCTAGATTGCTTCTTCCCTAAATGAGCAATCCTATTCTTTTCTTTAACTTCTTCAGAATGATGTTTTCCATAAAAAGGATTTTCACTTCCAGAAGTATTAATAAATTTTCCCTCTGAATCTCTTACTGCCATAAATCATTCTCCATATATTTTTTACAACATACTTCAAACTAAAAATTAAGCAATCGGGCCATCAATGAAGATAAGTCTCTGGCATTCTCTTACCTGGGCCAGCGTCAAAACCGTTGTTGCTGAATAATTATACTTCATCTTTGAATAATTAAACGTTCCTCTTGAAAAGACCTTTACAGGCTGATCTCCCCAAGAAGCATCCAAAATGGTTTCTGCCAAAACTACTGCATCTGCCATGGACTGAGTCGGTGTTCCATTAACTCCATTATTACCTGCCTCAGTATCTACAACATTATAGGTTCCATCAGAAAGGTCTGTATCCTGAGTCAAAAGAGTTCCCTTAGGAATCTTAACGGCTCCAGACCCAAATCCAGCAGCAGCATATCTTGCTGTTGAATCCAAAGTAACACTGATTAAATTAAAGTCAGAACTCCTTACAAGTTCGCTGTCGAATTCTGCATCCTGGAATGTAATTCCTATTTTCATTTTGTATTCCTCCTATATTTGTTTAATTAAAATCCCTACTCGTTATTGTAGTTTCTTTACGTTTGTATCGTAAAGCTCTAACAAGGGTCTCAGTAACCTCAAATTTCCTCTGTGAAGAACTAACTACATTTATTCTTTGACATTGTTGCCACTGAGCACTTGTTAATAAAAGATTTGAACTGTTATTATAAATCACTTTCTCAGATTTTATGTTACATAATAAATATGCAGGAACTATTCTATTCTCAGCAGTAACAGTCCTGCGTCTTTTGTTTCCCATTATATAGGCATAGATCATATGTTCTTCTCTAGCAAGCACGACGACTTGACACATATTTTGAGTTGGATTTTCACCATTAATATAACCATCTTCTGTACTGACTGGCAAATATAAGCCATCATATGTTGAAGATGGAGCAAGTAATAATCCTCTTCTTAATATAGTGGTGTCAACATCGTTATTTTCATCTATAGAAGTTGAATGTATTGTAACAGAAATTATTTGATAACTTCCATCAAACAATATTTCATCATCATAGAAAGCACTCTGTTGCCCAACACCGCTTGCTGGAAAATATACATTTTGACCTTGCATGTTTATTATTCCTAAATATTAATTACTTGATTGCATGAAGCTTTTTCTTAGCAAAAGCCTTTTTAATTGCACCTTCTTGAAGTTTTGTCTCTTCCTCTTCAGTAAGAGAAACATCATTGCTTCCAATACTTGTTTTCTCATCATAATTGGCACGTTGAGTTTTTGGAATTGACTCAAGGATCTTAATGACTGCATCCACAATACTAAGTTCAATATTTACCTTTTTCTCATTTTCTCCTTCGCCAATTGTTTCCTCAAACTTGATAATTTTATCATTATTTTTCGCACTTAACATAATCTGTTTTGCAACAGAAACAACCGAAGGATGATGATGTTCATCTTTCAAAAGCTTATCGCATTTCCTCTCAATTTCAATCACACGAGCACGCTCGTCACTTTGCTTATGCTTATCTTGAAGAGAAACATTATCTTTCTTCAGATCCTCAAGTTCTTTCTTCATGTTTTCCATCTGCTTCTTTTGCTCAAGAATGAACTCCTGAAGCTCTTTCGTATCTCCATCTTTTGGAACCTTTTCAAGTTTCTTCTTAAGATCTTCATTTTCTTTTTCAAGAGCAACAGATTTTTCCTTGAGATCTTCTAGCGTTAAATCCTCATCCTTTTTGACTGGTGTGCGAACAATTTTGTCTTTATCTTCAATTTTCATTCTTTTTTCCTCCTTCTCTAATCTATAAAGTGATACATCCGAATCTTCCAATGAAAATTCAATTTTCTTAAGTTTTGATATGAATGGTCTATTAGTTAATGCACCTCCAAGAATTGTTGGGCCATGAGATTCTCCTGTTTCTGGATCAACATAGTCATCAGAATATTCAGTACTAAAATAACCAAAGCTTTTCTTTTCAATACTCTTCTTACCTTTTTCAGTAAGTTCTGTAGTGCCAATGAGAACACCATTTTCAACTTTGAGTTCTTTGAGCCACCCTGATGCATCCTCAGCTTTGTGATTCCAGTCAAAGCTGATTTCTCTACCAACAACATTATTTTCAAAATTATCTTTCATGGCCTCAAGCATTTCTTCAGTAATATCAAGATCTCCGTAGATTTTATGGTTGAATTTTCCAACTCTAATCATCTCAATATCAACCAAATCCTCCAATTCAACAATTAAATCATCATCAATTTTAGACATACTGAAGAAGCGATTTCCATCATAATCTTTATCTTGAAATTTTCTCTTCTTCATAAATTCACTCCTTTTACACTAATTTTGCTATCAAACAACTTTCAGACTTCTTTTCTTTTGAACAATGTTTGGCTAAAAGAGATTTTGCTTTAGCAGCAATTGTTGGACTTTTTTTACCACTCCTTGCTCCTCTGGCTGCATTATAAGCAGCTTGCAACCCACCACAACTAATTGTTCCATCTGAACTCTTATAAGGATACTTCTTATTCTTTGGATCCAAAAAATGATTAGAAGGAACATTTTTACGTTTGGCGGGAGCAGTCCATAAAAACAAAGCATCTGTTTCCTCCAAAAATTTTCTATATTCATATTCTTCCAAATCAAACATGCTCTGATCTTTTGGAGGGTCATAACCAGAACTAGCAAGTTTCAAATCATCTGGTAATTTCTCATCCAAATCACTATCCCATTCATCATACCAATGACCCGTCCCATTATCTATTAAAATTTTAACAATAGCCTTATGTAATTCTTCTAGTTGTTGTTCACTATACCCCTTCATACCTTCTTCACCAACAAGAAGAATCATCGCCTTTCTCATTTTATATAAATAATGAATGTCATTGTGATCTTTTCTGGTTGCATGACTTAATATGACAACAGAAGAGCTGCCATCCTCAAATGAACGTTTATTTAATAATTTAAACATAATGCACCACCTTAGTCTTCTTCATATGCATACGAAATCCCAAGATTATGTCCACTCAAATCAGTTAAATAGGTTATTGTATCATCTGATATTGAATAATCAGTATCCTCTACCAACCCAGTCAATGTGTTATTTGTTCCAAAAGCAGTAGGTATGGAAAAAAACTGAAAAATTCCATCATCTATTGGAGTTTGAGCCAAAGTTTTTGTTGCACCACTTGTATCGCCAACAAAAAATTCAGATGTTATCTGAAATGGCCCAACTGTCTTAGGAGCAGCATCACTACTCATAGCTCCCATCTGTTTTAGTTCCCTCATAAGAGGGTAATTTACACTTGCATTAATCGCCATAATTATTCCTCCTTCTTAAAAATATCATTCTTGTTTTTTAACAGGAGTTCTCTTAATCTCCTTACTCTTATTATTAGTTCTATCATTTATATCAGTATTATCAGCATTATTATTTCCATCTTTATTACCTATGTTTCTAGTATTATCAACAACACCTGTATCTGTATATTCCTCAGCAACAGCAGCGACTGGAATTCCCAAAATGTCACTCATTTGTTCTAAACTTGGAAGAACATTTGGTGTCTTACCATCCTTTATCCAAGAATTCATATTTCTAATAATTTCAACCATTATTTCTTTCAAAATACGACGTCTATCATATTGTATCTTTTCAACTTTAAAATAACATGGAACAACTTTTTTGGGGTTAAAATTAAATTGAATTAGAGGGGGGATTATTTGTTCATTAATAGAATCTGCTAATTGGCTTGATAAACCTTCTTCACTTAGTAAAAATATTTCAGCATGTGAAGTTGCCATACTAAAACTTCCAGTAGAAAGATCTTGAGTCATAACTCTTTCAGGAACTAATAATCCTCTTAATGTTTGTGCAGCCAAATAATTAAGAGCAGCAACAAACATTTCACCACGACGATCATCCTGTAAATAAGTTATTCCCCATTGATTATTTCCATCTTTATTAGCTTCATACGGCAATGTAACTGTACTATTTTCCAACAAATTATGTGATATTCTTAATGCAATATCAGCATTGTCATAATCATTACCATCAACATCTATCCCGCCACCTATAGGGTGTGTAACGACAGTGGCTGGACCTCCTTTTCTCTCAAAATATCTCATCATAAACTGTGTTAATACTTCTTTCCAATACCAAGTTTTATAGACAGCCTTTAAACGAGAAGTTCCAAAGAAATTACCAAATTCATCCCCTACTGTAAACATAAATGTTTTACCAATGTCCAAAGAAACTTCTTGTTTTCCAGGAACAACTTGCCTTATGCCTATGAAATCATCAGTATTTGCATCAGTTCTTATTTTAACAGTAGAAGGATAATGAGCCTTTACTTTTTTAAGAACTTCAGCCTTCCCTCTGAAATGAGTTTTCTTTCTACCACTTTGACTTTGTGAAAATATATCAACTTCCTCTAAATCCCAAACCAATTCATGACTTGAAAAACCAAAATCTATAGCTGTCAACGAAGAAGTTACAAGCCTTCTCCATATTTTTGTCATGCAATATCTCACAAATTCTCTTATATCTACATCTTCGCATTCAACATTCCATCCCAATGATATTATTGGCATTTTTATCATTGCCAATCCTATTGCCACTTGGGGATCATTTTTCATTCTAAAATATGTATCAACAGGAATTGTATCAGGATTATATATTCCAAGAACATCTGCACCAAATGCAGATGAAGTAAGAGGATGCCCATATCTAGTTATTTGCTTATTTAAAGCAGTTTTCTTGAACTTTGCATCTCTTGCTTGAGTGGCAAGATACACTCTCATTTCATCTCTAACTTTTTTATCAACCCCTCTTGCCTTCATTAAAGAAAGCATAGATCTACCACCATCTTCAAAACTTTTATCTCTAAAAAATGTATAGTTAGGATCTATTATTCTTACAATTTGCTGTTTCATACTTAATTAAGAAACTCCTTATGAATTGGCAATGTAAAATCACTATAATGATTTGGCGGAGGTGGAAGTTTCTTATAATCGCTAATTCCACCTATCATTGGAATTTTATTAAAAGTTCTTGAAGGTATTCCAGTTAAAATTCT